TTATGAAAGCTTAGAAAGAGCATTTAATAGAGAAATGCAAGATGCTCAAATAAACCAAAAAACATATACTATCACATTTAAAGTAACAGGAACAGCACCAAGACTAAAACAATTAAAAGATTATTTAATTAGGGAGGGGTACCAATATGAGTAATGAATTAACAGTCACATATAAGGTCGATGATCAAGAAATAAAATTAACGCCAAAAATAGTACAAGATTATTTAGTAGGAACAACCGCGCAAATAACAATGCCTGAATTTAAGTTATTTACTGAACTATGCAAAGTTAGAAAATTAAATCCATTTTTAAGAGAGGCATATCTAATAAAATATTCTAATAGTCAACCAGCTTCTATTGTAGTTGGTAAAGATGCAATATTAAAAAGAGCTGTATTAAATCAAAAGTATAATGGAATGAAATCAGGAATTATAGTTGTTAATGATAAAGGAGAAGTAACAGAAAGAAAAGGAACATTCAAATTAGATAGTGAAACATTAGTAGGTGGATGGGCAGAAGTTTTTAGAAAAGACTGGGAAAATAGCATTTATTGCAGTGTCTCATTAAGTGAAGCAATACAAAAAAAGGGAAATGGAGAGCCTAATTCAAATTGGAGCAAACAGCCTGCTACGATGATTGAAAAAGTTGCAAAAGTAAGAGCATTAAGAGAAGCATTTGTTGAAGATTTAAGTGGAATGTATGAAGCAGAAGAAATGAATGTTGAATTACCAGATGATGAAATAAAGTCAACATCAATAGATACGGAAAATGAGGAAAATAAGAAAGATGATCCTTTTGACATATTAGACATAAATGGTGGCGAGCCATTACCAGAAGAATTAAAGTAGGTGGTTAAATGGTAGGAACAGCAAATAAATTAATAACTTGGCTATTAGAACAGAAGAAAGATAAAAAATATGAAGTAAAAGAGTATTCTGAAAAAAGAGGATTAAAAGCTAATGCTTATTGTTGGGTACTATGCGACAAAATCGCAAAAGAATTATGCAAAGAAGGGCAAGTTATAACAAAAGAAAATGTATATCAAGATGCAATACTACAAATTGGAACATTTGAACCAATGATAGTAGAAGAAAAAGCTTTTGAAAACTTTAAAAGAGTATGGACAAAACAAGGACTTGGTTTTCTAGTACAAGAAGTAGCAAGAAAAGATAAATGTGTAAAGCTACACTGCTATTATGGTTCAAGTACATATAATACAAAGGAAATGAACTTATTAATACAGCTTTTAGTAGAATTAGCTAAAAGTTTATACATAGAAACAAAGCCCAAAGCAGAAATAGAAAGTATGATGAAAGAATGGGAGAAAAGTTTATAGAAGAATATAAATAAATGGAGGAAAGAAATTGATAAAATCAAATTATGGAAAAGTGGAATTAAAAGGCGATGCAGCATTACTTGCAGCAGAATTTGTAAGTATAGTTGGATGTTTTTATAAAAAAAGAATATTTAAGAAAAGAGATTTGAAAAGATTTTTAAAAGATGGATTTAAAGCAAGAAATAATATAAAAGGACAAGACGAAGGTCAAGAAATGTTTAAAGAAATTCTTAAAGCTATAAAAGAAGATAAAGCAGATATAAACAATGGCGAAATAGTTTCAAAAACAATTTTAGATAATGACAATGTAAAAATAACAAAAATAGATTTAAGCGGAAGTGAAAAAAGCAAAACAGAAATTGAAGAAATGATAAAAGAAATATTTAAGAAAGAAGGATTTTTAGATGAATAGTAGCGATAAATTAAGAAAAAATGAACTCCAAGAAAAAGAAAAGAAAATAAGGTCAATTTTAGATAGAGATTATTTTCACATTTGTACAGAAGTAAAACAAAATGAAGAACTTAAATGGATTATATATTACAAAAATTTACCAAGTAAGGCATATTATTCAGAAAAAAATAAACCATTATTGACAAGCGAAAAAAATACAATATCAGATATATACAAATTAAAAAATAAATTTGAAAGTGAGAAGAAAATTGAACAAATGAAAAGTTTATATGAGACAACGCCACTATTATCATGTTTTAATAAAACGATAATAGAAATAAATAGAATATTTTCAAAGTTTTCAATAATTGTTTTATTAATTATATTAGGTTTAAATTTAACTAATATTTATTTTGTACATAATATTGAGTTGAGTTTGGGATTATTACTTGCAACTTCTACTGTAGTTTTATTAAGCATTTATTCTACAAGAAATTTAGAAAATCAAAGAAAAACATTTATAAAAAAATTAGAAGAAATATATCTTAAAGAAAAGATTAAACGTCAAGGATTTTATTTCCTAGAAAAAATAAAGATATAGGAGGGAATCAAAGATGAAAAAATTTAAAATACCTAATAAACCTCCAACAGTAAATAAATGTATAAGATTTCCAGAAGATCTAGTAGAACAAGTAGAAAGCATTATAGCAAATAAAAATTGTACATTTACTGCGTTTGTAATTGCAGCAACTAAAGATGCAATTAGTAAATTGAAATAAAGGGGGAACGTAAAATGGAATTAACAAAAAGACAGGAAAAACAATTAAATAAAGTCTTTGATAATCCTAAAAAATTAAGAAAATGGGTAGACCAAGTATTTGAAGATATGGTTAGAAAATGTGAAGATCAAACGATGAACTTAATAAATCAGTATTTAGACTTATACAGTATAACAGTAGCTTATACATTAAGATATGTTTGTGGATTTGGTAAAAAAAGATTGCCAGAAGTAATGCAAAGAATTTGGAACAATGTAGATTCGTTTAAAGACGGTTATATAGATATAGATGATTGTATAAGTGAATTAAAAGAAAATGGAATTGATTTTGATAGCGTATTAAGTCATAAAGTAGATTGGAGATTCAAAGATGATGAACGAAAAGATTAAGCATAAAAAACAGTTATGTGAATTAAAAAGAGTATTAAAAAAATGGAATTATAGCAAACATTATTATGAACCATATATGATTCCAATTAGTTGGAATTGTAAAACGTATTGTGATGATATGGACGAAGCAGTAAATTGTGTTCAATGTGGTAGAGCTATTAGGTTTGGAGAAGGTTATACTTCCTTTGAAATTCAAACAGGAGTTGGTTTTGGATATTGTGTTTGCCCTGCATGTCATGAAAAAGAATATAGAAAATATTATCAAGAGAAAGGTAAAAAACAAAATGGAAAATAAATGGATTGGAAAACCTTCTCCCAAATCAATGCATAAAGGAACAGGATGGTTTTCAGAATTAAATAAAACATATGTGTACAATGGGCAATATGCTGCCATGACGAGAGAAATAAATACGAACTTTTTTGGAAAAGTAACACATTGTGCTATACGAAATATAGAAGGAACTGAAATTACTTGGAAAGAAAAACAATGGATTAAGGATTCATTATTTGGAGAAGACAGAGTTGCTATAGAAGTATTTCCAACAAAAGATAGACTGGTTGATGCCGCTAATATGTATCATTTATGGATATTTGAAAAAGGATTTGAACTTCCCTTCGGTATTCATGATAATGATGTAAGTGAAAGGGGAAAAAATGAAAGAAGCACAAATTAAATATACGAAACAAGGCTACTCTTATATAAGGTGTACTAGAGATGATTGCTTTAATTGGGGCGGTGCTGCAATATGTGATTATTGTGGTAAAGCTATAGAAGATGATGTTTATTTAATATTTATTTTAGGTCGAGCTTATTGCCCAAAGTGTTTTGAGGATTGGACAAAACGTAGCCATAGATATGAAGAAGATATACAGCTACAAAATGAAAGACATTTGCTATGGTATAAAGCATATGGATTTGATGTAGAAGAATAGGGAGGCAAAACATGAGCAGTTTTTTATACAAAAACGAAAAAGATGAGTATATAAAAGAAATCGAAAGCTTAGATATATGCAAATGGAAGATAAATGAAGTTTGCTGTAATGACAAAAGCGATTATTTAGCAGATTATCCTTATCCATATTGCAAATGCAAAAGTATAAAAGACTGCAAGTATTTTGAGAGAGAGGACTAGACCATGAAATACCCAGAATTAACAGGCAAATGTAAAACATGTGGAGGATGTATGTTATTGGAAAATCCATATTTTACAGGAGTAGAAGAATGTAAATATGCAGATAATCCAATACAG